GTCCTTCGCGAATTGTCTCAACTCGCGGGCCACGCGCGGATCAACGTCGATGCGTACGCTCATCAAGACAAGCGTTTACATGTAACCGTCGCGTGTTTACCCCATGCCGGGCATTAGGCCCTCTCCCGAATCGTCGCGGTCTCCTTGCCGACGGGAACCTTGGCTTTTGGCTTTGGCAGCTCCACGTCGCGCGGTTTTCTGTTTTCGGTGTCCGCCACCAAGGCCCGACCGTCCGAGGTCTTCAGGCTGACGTACACCTCGGTGTGTACGCAATTGGGATGATGCAACCCCTCGGCCTCGGCATCGGCCACCGTGGCGAAGCCTGGCGTCTTGCCGGTAAGAGAAAGAATCTTGCCGTTCCAGCGCACGCAAGCCGGATGCGAATTCGGGCTTGTCCCGCCGATCACCTGCACAAGATCGCGTTCTTCCGAGATCAGCGTGTCGTTGTACGAGTCCCTTGCCACGCGCGCGGACACGGTCCGGTTCAGCATCTGAAAATAATTGCCGTTGCGCCACTTCTTGCCGGACGCGTCGATAAACGCCCATGAATTCGGCCGGTCGGCCACGTCCTCGATCTTGGCCCGCAATGCCTTGTAACGGTCCTCCGAGGTCATGCCGGCGAGTTCCGCCGTGCGGAAGATTTCTATGGCCGCGTTGCGCAGCTCCCGCACATCAGATTCCAACATACGCGCCACGCCGGGGTTCATGTTCACGTTGGCCGCCGCCAACCGCCGGGCGTTGAACGGGTGAATCCGTTCGAAGTAATCCACGAAATGCTCGCGCTCGAATGCGGTAAATGCGATTACCTGCTTCTCGCCCTCGGTCAACAGCAGGTCCTCAGCGGCCAGGTTGTAGAACGTCTTAGACGTGTTCTCGATGGCCTTACGGGTCCATTCGTCCAGGTCCCCTTGCAGGTCGTTGTACAGCGTCAACAGCTCGCGCAACAGGCCCTCGCGCACCGTCCGTACGGTGGCATACTTCTTGTTGCGCACGGCATGGCGGATGCGGTCCTGCACCGCGTCGCGGGCCTGCAGTAAAGAACGGATCATATCCGCGCGGTTTTGCGCCGTGGCCCGCGCGAGGAGTTTCAGTCGGTCTGACTTTGACCTTGGCGCGGACACATCCTACATCTCGCGGACGTAAAACTCGATGTCGCACGCCGCCGTATTGGCGAGCATGAAGATGGTCGCCGTGGTGGGAAGCAATGGAAAAAGCGCGTGCTGCCCGGCAAGCAATCGCAATTCATAGACGCCGGTGCCTGTAAAACCGACGTCGATGTAATTAGTGGCGTCGTGGTTCATGATCCAAATATAGCCCGCATTGCCAATCTCGGTGAGTATACTGTGGGTGGTTTCTCCGCCGGATGATATATCCATTTGATATACATGATCAAACGCCGGCTCTTGCGTGACCACCGCCAAAGATTCCGTGCGCGCCGTGCCGCTGTCCGTATCGCTGAACGACAAAGTATAATTGAACGTAGACACTTTTCACGCCTCCCGGATGAATGCCTCGACGAAAACGGAAGCTGTACCAGCCTTCAGGTAGATGGCCGATGTGGTCGGCGCGACAGGGAAGATCCCCGACTGCCCTGGATACAACCGGCAAAAATACACGGTTGTCGCCACGCCCACATCGACGTAATTCAGCGCCGACCCGGTCGTGTCGTGGTTCTTAATGAACATATAGCCGGCGCTGCCAATGCCCGTAGGCAAGGTCCATGTATATTCGCCGGTGGTAACCGTCACCAGCTTGTGATCAAAATCATTTCCGGTAAGGGTAAACGTGTCCGACTGGCTTTTCGTCAGCCCCGTCAACCCGTCGGCGAAGGATGTCGTTACCGCGAAATCCGCCATCTATGCACCCCTTAATATCGCGACGCTCGGACCCGTGCGCACGTCAAGCCACTCCTGCGCGTCCTTGCATATCGCATTAATGTCCTTCTTCTCTTTCGCCGTGCCGGTCCCGTCGTCGCCAAAAAATTTCGGCCCGGTCTGCGTGCCGTCGGCAATCGCGTTCGAGTTCACCAGCATGTACAGCGCCTGCTCGTACACCGCGTAATCCGGCCGGTAGCTCGCCGGCGTGCTGGTCGTATCCGTCGTCAGGTCATACCCCAGCGCCCGGTTAACCAACCGCGTCGCATGCGTGATCGCGGCATCTTGCTGGTCGTCGGTGAACGAAAACCAGACGCCGTAGTTGACGTGGCTCGTCACGCCGAAATACGTATTCGCCAACGCCCTTGATAGTGTGATGGCCATGACAAAAAGGCCGCGCGGGAAAGTACGCAGGGAAGTCAAACGCATCTCCCCGCGCGGCCAGGACGTGGGGCTAATTATCGCGTCTGTCTGATTTCAAGATAGTCAATCCACAACGAATCCGCGCCCGTGTCAATGGTCCTTATGCCATAAACAGGCGACAACGCCTCGTCGTTGGGCACGTTCGTGGATCCTTTGTTGCTGGCTATCAACACGTTATCAACATAAACAAAGATGTCACTTTCGCTGCCGTCAACGAAGAAACTCAACGTCTTTGCGTTGCCGCCAACCGTGGCCCCGCTGTCGGTCCATGTAGTCACGGCCGTATTGGTTTCAATGGTGCCATTCTTGGCCCACTTGAACACGTTGGTATTCTGGTTGAAGTGGAACAACATAAAGTCATTCCCCAGACTGCCCAGGACATCCGTATCCGCGACCGTCAAACCAACAACGACATTATCCTGATCGACGTCGTCAATCGCGATCTTGGTTTCAAACCACAGGTCGCGCGTCGATGTAACCGCGAACGCCTCGCCATTTTTCTGAATCTCGACGTCGTCGGCCGCCTTGTTGTTGGTCTTGATCTCCAACCAACCGCTGCCGCCGTTGTCTGATACGGTAATCGTTTCCAACCCGTCGCTGTCTCCATCGGTAACGGACACTAACCACTCGGAATGATCGGCCACCTCGGAGAATTTTCCGCCCTTCAACACGGCCAATCCCCCTAGATTCGTTACCGCCGCGTTCGCAATGTATCCCGCCCAATAGAAGTCGTCAGAATATACTGATAAATTCTGCGATAACGTCCCGCCTTCCGTCGATCTCGGCGTGTACTGCGCAAAGACCGATCCAGCCATGCCTAATGCGGCAACGCCAGCCGCAAACATCAATTTCCTACTCTTCCGCATTTTCAATCTCCTCGGCTTGTTCCGCTGCCACCGCTTCATTCACGGCCTCGGCGGCGGCCGTTTCAGGCTGCGCCGCCTTTTCCGTAATTTCCACGTTCATCCGCTTCACGTAATCTCCCACGCCGTCATTCGGCGTGTAGGTGGGGTCAGGATTCGTCATTTTATTAGGTGCCCGTCATCGTGGTGTTTACCATTACATCGTACACCGCGACGGTTCGCACAACCTTGTAACCGGCCGCTACTCGCCCGCGGATGATATCGCCGAAACGCCCCTCGGCCCGCTGCACCTCAAACGTCTTCGGCAAGGCATAGATGCCAAGCGCGTTGCCGTACCCTTCGATCCCGCCCATGCAATGCAAGGTCGTCGAAACCGTCGTCAAGTTGTTACTGACATACACGTTGAAGCCCATGTACTTGAATCTGCGCCCGCCCCCAGCAAAGGTAATGTTGTCGCCAAGCTGCGTCTGCCGGTTCGCCGTAAATTGCTCGATGTAATTTGCCAGCTCTGGATTGACGACAAGAAACGGCGTGCCCTTGTTGTCCACTTTGTTCGTCCGCATCTGCTGCATCAACGAGCCGAACATATGGTTGATCTGCCATAACCGCGTCGCGCCGGCATCGGATTCAAACTGCCAATCGGCACCCGCATTCTGGAAATCCGTCCAGTTGGCGTGATCGCTGAATACGGCGGAATCCAGGTCCTGCGCTAACTGATACGCGCCATTCTCCGCATACGCACGCTCCCACCCCTGCAAGGTGGTCTGCATCTTGTTGGTGTCCAAGATCAGCAACGCAAAGTATTTGTCGAAATTCTTGCTTACACTGACGTTGGTGTCCGTCTGCGCCGCGTAGGTGATATCGCTGGCATCATCCGTGGTCGCGGTCGTGACGTCGGTCGGGTTAATGATGTGGAACGTGTCCGATCCTTCGATCGGCACGGCGCGGTCCAGGATATTCGCGGCAACGGTCTGCGTCGTGAGAAACGCCTCCATCTGTTGCCGCCACTTCTCGGTCTGAATGGCAGTAAGGGCCATGGTGTTCTACCTTATGTTTTACGGGCGGGTTCCGCCCACATCTCGTTCAATTTCTTCTGCACCGCTTCAGGGCCCCCGCTCCGTTGCAAGCCCAGCCAATCAATCGGCTGGCTCCAATCGGTAGCCTTCGGCCCGAAGACGCCATTTGCCGATGCCCCCTCGCCATACCCCGTTCCGCCGCCGCTCTTCGTGGGTGCGGTGACAAAACGCTGATTCTCCGAGATAATCCGCTGCACAATGTCGCCGGTCTTGCCGGCGTCGGCCAGGTCCTCAACCGAGAAGTCCTCGAACGCATCCGCAAGCACCATCTCCCGGTACTTGTCCGATACATCCGGCAGCCAAGGTATCGCGATCTTGCCCAACGCCGCAGCCCGCCTCGCGGCTTCATGCTTCTGACGTTCGGCCTCAACCAGCTTCTCGGCCTCGGCGTGCTTGGCCTGCAACCGCTCATATTGCCGTTGCAGCTTCTCAAGCTCGCTCCCGCCGGCCTTGGCATGCTCCAGCTCTTCAGTCATCGCTTCATGCCGCGCACGCATCTCGTTCAGCTCTTTCTCAAGCAGCCGAGCCCTCGCCGCTGCCTGCTTGCCCGGCGAGTCCGGTTTCCCCGCCGGCCTGTACGCCTTCAACGCCTCACGATCGTCCGCGCTCAACTCCTGCCCTTCCGCCGCCCGCGCAATAATCTCTTCAATCCCCATGACGATTCAGCCTCCGTTTTAAGTCCGGGTAGACGCTCCACGCGAAATGCGCGGGTTCACCGTAAATACACGCGCGTCACCCATGCGCGTTTACACAAGCAATATTTGACTCGATGCAACCACTCATCCCCCTACACCCCGACGAGCAAACCCCGGAAGAAATTTTCGCGACCCGACTCCACCGGGTGCTGGAACGACGGGCGGCCAAGCTGGCACATAACCTCCTTGTGCTCCGAGGCGGCCGCCCGTACATCGAAGAACGCCTTGCCCGATTCCCAGCGGAATCCAGCGTGGACTGGACCGGGTCCGGCACCACGTGGAACGAAAAACGCTTCGAGCAGGTAGGCTCAATTGAGATGGAAGGCCGCCAGGGCCGGGCATACTTGGTCAATCACGCCCGCCGCATCACGGACAAAATCGTCCAATACGTTTTCGCCTCCCCGCCCGAACGATCCGGCGTGCCGGAAAGCATGGAAATCGATATCACCCGCGACGGCGTCAGCCTAAATAACTTCCTGGCCGATACCCTGCGCATGCTCGTCGCCTGTAAGTGGTGCTGGATCGGCGTCGATAGCCCGAAAACCGGAATCTCAATCTCCATCGCCGACGCAAAGGCAAACGCAATCCGCCCGTATTGGGTGCTCTACGATCCCACCCAAGTCGTCGATTGGCGCCGCAAGCCAACCGGCGAGCTCGAATGGATCATCACCGAGGGCGAAAAATGGGACAATCAAGACCCCTTCGCGCCGCCAGTCTCCAAGCACATCCGCCGCCTATGGCAGCCCGGCGAGATGCAGGAATGGGAAATCAAACTCACCTCCGGCGGCATGTTCGAGTCCGCCACAATGATCGACCGCACGCGCCTCGACTTCAACGAGATCCCCTTCGTGCCCGTCGGCGAGGTCTCCCAGCACCCCCACTGGTTCGATGACGTGGAGGATGTCCAGCGCGCAATCATGGATCTGGAATCGTGCCTGGATACCCTCTTCCACAAGGTCGTCTTTGCCCAGCCCGTACTGCCATCTTCCGTCGCCGAAGGCATGGCCGGCGAGGTCCAAGGCCAAGATGTCGCCAAGAGGGTCGGCGTCTTCTTCGGCTACGCGAACGCCATTCTTGAAAGTTCCGAGGAACGGGGTATCACTCGCTACATAGGCCCAGACGGCTCAGCCATCGCAAAAATACAAGATGAATTAACTCGTAAACGCGAGATTATGTTTGATACGGTCGGTTTGCATCTGGGCTTCCAGAAAACCTTCAGCGAATCCCCGGAGGTCAAGGCGTTCGACCAGCTCGACCCCCAGGCCGTCCTGCGTAACTACTCACAGCAAATCGCCGAGGCCGAACGCCGCGCATGGCGCCTGACCCGCGCCATCGACCCTTCCGTCGCGGAAGTAACCGTCACTTACGCCAATAAATTCCACGTCAGCGACCTATTCGAGGATTTCAAGTCGCTGATACTGGTAAACCAGGTCGATGCACCAGACTCATTGCGCCGCCTAGTACTCAACGGCGTGACCGATTCCCTGCTCGAAATCATGCGGTCCACAATCGACCCCGAGGTCATCGCAAAGATCCGCCGCGATATCAACACGTTCGAGTTCAATGAGCCCATCAACCTCGACGCCTCATCCATCGCCGCCCGATCCATCGCAGGTACCCAAAACCAGGGAACAGACTCAGGCGAGGGCCTGCCAGGCGACACGGGACAGCCATAATCCGCCCGCTTTGCCCCCTAGAAGGCGCGAACACGCCAGGTAGGTATCAGGGAGCCACACTCAAGCGCGAATCGCCGCCTGACGCCTTCCAGGCCCTCACACCCCAGCCACAACCGCGTCCTTCTCCGCTAACTCAAACAACGCCTGCTCCCGGCTCTCACTCGTCATCAACGCCTTAATCCGATCCCGCAAATACTTCAACTCCTCTTTGCGCGGCTTCAAGTCGTCGGCAACAATCACCTCAATCTCTAACTCAACCGCCAACGCCTTCCTCAATAACTCCAATATCTCATCCTCAACCGTCCTCATACACCACCTCCCGCCACCTCGCCAGCTTCCGCCTTATCGCACGCGCCCGCTTGTACGCTAACTGCCTCGATATCCCCCTCGGCCCTATCCGCCTCCCCACCTCCGCATTGCTCACACCCACAGGCGCACTCATCTTCGCCGCGAGAAAATCCTCCTCGTCCGGGCAAAATACCACCGCCACCCGCGCATACATCCCTACCCCACTCAGGCGTAACCGCCTCCGCTCCTCTTTGCCAAGTAACAAATACGCCCTCAATACCGCCGCCATCGGTACCTCACACTCAGCCGGCTTGACTTCCATCATCCTCCACGTCCCACGGTCCGGCTTCTCCCACTGCCCTAAATACGATACCCGCCGCCGCTCATACTGCGGCTCACTCGCCGTACACCGCGCACACGGCAACATCGCAAAAAATTCAGGATCCAACGACGGATACCCATGCAAGTGCGGATTCGCCTCCACCGAAAACCGACACGTCGAACAATCCTTCACATCCCCACCACAATCCTGCTGCCAACCCGCCGATCCAGCTCCGCTACCAAATACCTCAACGCATCCATAGCATGATCATCACGCCCCACAGGCTTGTCCCCCTCCTTGTCCCAAACATACGACTCAATCTCAGCAAGCAACCCCGGACACCCCCACTTCTTGTTCTTGTCCGGCACCACAAACTTCAACCGCCCTTCCTTCAACCGCCTCTTCACGCGCGCGATCCCATCCCTCATCGGCCGATCCTTCCACGCAGGCCGCGTCATTATCCCCTCATGCCTCAACGTCGCCGCATCCTCCGCATCATGATCCGCTACCGTCCACCAAACCGGATTCACCTTCGCCCTCTCCTTAATCTCCGCCGCATGCTCACTCACTATCCGCTCACGCCGATATATCTCATCAAACACCACCAACACCCCATCCTCATCCACCCCAGCAAATAAACACACAAACGGATCCCGATACCCAAAATCCACCGCACGATAACATTTCACCCCACGAAATCGCCCACCACCGTCAAGATACGTACTTGTACTTACACAATGCACGCTCAAGTCATACTCGCTATATACCGAGCCCTCCTCACTACACCACTCCCCATACAACATCCGCCGCTTCGTTACCTCATCCTGATCCTCATACACCTCCAACGCATCCGCCGCCAGGTTCCCCGCGTTGTCCGTTATCGTCCACCCACCATACCGCGCCCACTTGCCCCGATTCCTAATCAACTCCCCAGTAACCGGATGCACCCCCAATACCCCCACCTTGTACACCCAGTGATTCGGCCCCTTCGGATTCGTGTCAAATACCGCCTTGCAAATACATTCATTGCCCGAATCATCCACCACCCGCTGCACTAACCGCGAATTCAACTGCTCAACCACCTCCCAAGGAAACTCCGAACACTCATTAAACCATATCGTCACATACTCATTGCCATATAACTTCCTCACCCGCGCCTCATCATCACAGCCGTCAAACAATATGCGCGAGTTGTTCCACGGAAAGTGTATCGTTAACTCATCCCTCTTCAGGTTCCAATATCTCTGATCCGGCCAGTGCCGACTCAAATAATCAAAAAACGTCCCATTCCATAAACTCTGCACCGTGTGACTCCGCGCACGCCTCAATACTACCTGCCAAGACCCAGCATACCGCGCCGCACGCGCCAACATCCAATGCGCTATACACGCACTCTTCCCACTCCGCCCACCACCATCAAACAATACCCGCGTCTTCTCCTCCGCCTCCAATACCCCCAACCCCCCTAACTGCTTCACACTCGGCTCCCACGGCCCAACCTCATACCTCTTGCTCCCACGCGCAGGCGCCGCACGCGCTACCCCATCCCCCACTCGCTTCATCGCCGGTGATAAGATGCTCAAATCAACTCCAGATGACCTCAGAATGGACTAGGACGGGTCCAGGTGAGGGCCAGGGGAAATAAAGCCGCTACAGACCCCATAGCGGCCGCAAAACGGACAGAGAAAAGGAGGCGGGAAAAGGAAAAGAAAACAGAAAGGAAACAGAGAGGAAAAAAAAAGGAAAGGAAACAGAGAGGAAAGAAAAAGGACTTTCGCGCTTTCTAAAGTTATTAAAAGGAAACAAGGCGCAGGTAAAACAAAATACGAAAACGTAAAAACAGGGGACGTGAGGGGCCACAGGATGGGAGGCGGGGGTCGAGCGGTGCCCCCCTCTTTACGTCGCATAATACTCATTAAGTCTACTTCGTTTTACAAGATAAGTTCTTGCTGCTCAACCACTTGCAAGGATTCTTCCTCTTCTATGTCTCTTATCTCGCCCAATTCCTCTACATATTCGCTAGTGGGATTCAAGGATAGGGAGATTTCCCCACCGTCACTAAGTCTCTTGCTGTCATTAACTTGCGGAAGGATAAACGTAGGCGGAGGCAACGATTGCAGCTCGATTCTGCTGGTTTCCATACCCCACCCCTCCATCTTGATCAGGTGGCCCATCCAGACCGCTGCGTCTTTGCCTCCAGCCCTGATCCGCTTCCAACATAAAGCCTTCGCTTCGTCGATACTAGACAGCCTTTCACCCATGTCTTCTTGGGCCAATCGACGCAGTTCGTCTTGAACGTCAGCACGCTTCAATAGTCTTGCGCCGCAGGTACTTGCAGAAGTTTTTGAGTATCCTGCTTGTGTAGCTGCCTTGGTAGCGTTGTGGCAAGAGTGGAACTCCATAGCGAACATTTTATGACGGTGAGAGATGGAGTTCATTTTGTGAGTGGAGTAGCGAGCATAGAATTTGTTAATAGTCAAGCCTGGGTATTTTTTTTTGTCTTTGCGAAAGTTTGTTTCCCCCGCCTCCCATTTATTTTGCACGAAATGTCTGGACCACTCGGGCCAATAAAAAAGCGTGTTTTAAAAACCGCTCTATAGGGGCTTTTTTTTCCTTGTCATATATTACATTTAGTGCGTTATAACAGCACTTTTTATATCATCATATATTTATTATTTTTTTTATAGGAAGGAGTGGTCCAATGGCCCAGAGTGCAGAATAGGCAATAAAAGTAGGGTGAAACCCCGGACCATTGTGTCTGGAATTCAATGGCCCAGCAATGGCCCATTGGCCCGACTTTCGCGCTTTCTAAAGTTATTAAAATGTTTTTCTCACTTTCTTAATGGCCCAAATTTTCCTTGACAGGCCAATTTTTAGCCAAAAAAAGGCCAAAAAAATGTTCAGAATGTTTATCAGCCGCAAAGTCTCAACGGGCTAAAATTTCGCCGTCAAGACTCCTCGTGACCATGCGCACAAGGTGAGGTTCGGCAGGATCATACCTGCTTGCGCGGGCCATTGCGCCTCGACAACGAACCTTGGACATACTGCTCGTCGGGAACTTTCGCATCTCAAAATTCCAGTCTTCGATCTGTCCCAGCTTGGCCCAGTTTTGCATATGATGCCGCACGCCGCGGCCGTGCTTCCCGCCCAGGCCTGGCAGAGCCGTCCTGGCCCAATCCGCGAGCACATCTGATGCGATCCAGACCGGATCATGGTCTTGTATGCCCAACCTTGCGAGGTTCAGCTCGATCACGGCGTGAACTGTCTCCGCATCGGCTGTCTCTTGGTCGGACATTTCGCGGCGAGCAATAAGCAGCTTGTGGCACTGCATGAACACGTCCTCGTATCCGATGATTGGGGCCATAACGCTATACTCCCACTCGCGGAACCTGCTTTGTGTTTTGACCGGCCATTGTGGGCCTGCGGCGAGGATTGCCCGGATATCTGCCAGAATTTGCATTCTATTGCATTGCACGTACTTACGCACCTTGCTTAGCCAATTCGACGATGCGCACTCATCTCTGGACAGTGATATCATCATACTGCGTGAGACCAGGTCCCGGTCCAGGCATGCCGAATTGCTTGTTAGGCAAAAGATCATATCGTTTTCCCGCGTGGTTTCGTCCTTGCCGTATGGAGCCAGGCCGCTAATCGTGGCGCTTGTGGCCATGGTGGCCAGTGCGCTCGACTGGAAGTACCCGGTAACATTATCGAGTAAAAACACGCGTTTTTGCATGGCGCCTATCGTCAGCAATGCCCTAAGCATGCGGTCCGCATCGTGGTCCTTTGCCATGCTCCGCGCATCGACGTAAAACGGCGTCCCGTCGTACAGATAGGCCAGCAGCTCGACCAGCTTGGTCTTGCCTGAGTCCTGCCCTGTATCTGAATCTATGACCCATAGCGGGCGGTCCGCGTCCGGACTGTAGTACATTGGGCAGGCGAACAGGGCACGGATCATCATGCCGTCTTCGGCCGTGGTCGGGCTGAAGAAGTCCATCAGGCCCTCGAACATCTCATGCTCCGTGCTCGGCTCCGGCAGCGGGTCGTGGGTGTAGAAGATGTTTTTTCTCGCGGGGTAGTGCGGCGTCGAGCTTACTGCTATGTAAGGTTCGGCGGATTGCACGAGGCTCTCGTAGATTGTGCGCCAGCCGCTGCAGCCGCAGATCTTGCCGGCGGTCTCGATTTCTGGTTGGCCGTCGCTCAAGCCGGCGACCCATGCTTCCAGCGCGCTTGCGCTCCGCAGCATGGTGATCTTGCCGTCGCGGAAGTCGAAGAGGGCCTCGCCGAGGAGTTTTGGGAAGCCGTCGAAAGCCTCCCGGATTTGTCGTACGATAGAATTGATGGGTATTGCGACTTTGACCTCACGCAGTTTTCCGCCCTCGGCGACCACGCTGTACTCAAAGTTGCGGATGCGGACATTGAGTTTCAGCTCGTCGGCCGCCGCGATCATCTTTTCGAGGGCCTCGCGCGTGCCGCCGGCCTCGATCCAGTCGGAGATGTCGGCGCCGGGCTTGTCCATGCCGAGGTCCACAACCCGCATCGACTTTGCGATACAAAGCGACTTGTCGGAGATATCCAGGGCCATCTGCTTGCCGGATGGGTCGTTGTCCGGGATAACGATCACCGCTTTGCCGGTCAGGAAGCGGTTATAGGACGCGCGCCAGGAACCCTCGCCCATTGGGCATGTCGTGGCCTTTAGTCCGAGGTTCCACAGTGCGTCGGCGTCCTTTTCGCCGCCCACGATGATGATTTGCGGCTCGTCCTTCCAGTCGTCCACGCGGTAGAGGATGCGCTCGACGTTGCCCAGGCCCTTGATGTACTCGCCGGGCTTTTTGGGGTCTGGGCGGCGTTGCCAGAATGCCTTTGGACGCATCCTGACGGTTTGGTGGATCGTGACGCCGTCGAGTTTGTAATCGTAGACGTGCTCGATTTGGCCGGCATCCTTCGTGCATTGGATCGGCGTGAGGCGGTAGTACTCGCCGAGGAGGATGTGGGCGTGGTGGAAGTCTACATTGTGGGCGATCTGGGCGAGTTTGAAGATATCGCCCTTGTTCCCGGTGACCCAATCGACCCAGTGTGTCTTACATGCATGGAGTGCGCCCGAGTTGCTACCGTTGCGCCATGGGACATTGAAGGTATCGTATTCGCCGGCCCGGCCGGTTGATTGGGCTCCCAGTGCCGATCTGATGTATTCCGCGCAATCACCCTGTTGCCTTATCTCTTCCAGCTCGTAGAACGTCGGCTTCCGGGTCCAGTCCATCGAATAACCTCAAGCATGTTTCCCTGGCGCGCGTGATGTTAATTGACTTTGCAAAGGCATTGATATTGCCGATGACGCAGCAACCCTCGCGTGCGCGCGTGATGGCGGTGTAGACCAACGCCCGGTCGAGCATGCGGAACTGGTTGTGCAGGCAGACGAAAAAGACCCGGCGGTATTGTGATCCTTGGGATTTGTGGACGCTGATACAGTAGGCCAGCACCATATTACGGCATTGGGCATCGGTTAGCGTCCGGGTAAGGTCGTCAGCGTGGCACGCCCCTCGCTCGCGGTCCAAGCAAATTGTGATTTGCTTTGCGATATGCGTAATTTTGCCCGCGTCTCCGTTCCACAAATCCTCCTGCGGGAAATTTTTGGTGATCATGATCCGGTCGCCCACGTCCCATTTATTGCCCGTATCTCCGATTATATGGGCTTTGATCCGATTGTTTATGGCGTGGATCCCGTGGCCGTTGTCGTCGTCCTGGCCGTATGACGGCGCGATGAATACGTCCTGTTCCGGGTCATATTGCCCGGATTCGACGTAGCGGGAAATGGCGTTCATGGTGGCGGCCGGCGAGCCGGTCTCCTTGACGTGCCAGACCTCGCCGTCGGACCGCAATAATGCCGGCGGCACCTTGCCTGCGCGGATCATATTGGACGCGATGTGTACGGCGGCGGACGCCCGGTGGCATATGGAGAGGCGGACGACGAGCTTGGGGCGGATCTCGACGAGGTCGTGAAATGGCGACCCGGGCGAGACGGGCGGTAGTTGCGACTCATCACCGACTAAAACGATACTGCCGCGGACAAAGCGGATCAGCGCGGCGGCGAGCCATGAGTCCATCATTGACGCCTCATCCACGACGATCACGCCCTCATCGAAGGGCATTTGCCGCATGAACCTCGTGCCGGTCCATTGCAACGCGCTATGGATTGTCCTTGCTGGCCTGCCTGTGACGTCGGACAGCCTGCGTGCGGCCTTGCCTGTAGGCGCCAGCAGCAATGGCGGATTCGGCAATGAGTTGCATAACTCTCTGATTACGAGGGTTTTGCCGTATCCTGCGCCGCCGGTGATGATTGCGTCACCAGTCCGTGCCCTATCTATAGCAACGCGCTGTGATGGATCAAGTTTCAGGAGATGTCCTTTTACGCATATCCGCGATGCGCCGCAGCCGTTCGGACCTTTCGCGGCGGATGCGGTCGGCGTGTTCGCGCATTGCCTGTTTACGTTCCGGTGTGGGTGGCCGGGGTTTGCTTCCAATCCAGCTTTGGCGCATGGATTCGTGGGCCTCGGCCTGATTAACCCCGGTCGGCCAAGAATTGCGAAACACCGCGAAGCTACCGTCGATGAACTGAACGAGGGCTCCCTTCGGCTCGTCCTCCACCAGTGCCCGGATCGTGGCGTCCTGTGGGATTGCCCCGGCCAGGTGCTCGGCCTCGGCGAGCTTTTTCTTGTTTGTGCTGATGTGCATTTTTCTCCTTATCCGTTTTCCCACCAGGCCGCGATGCGGGCGACGAACACGGTTATGAATCCGGCGATGACGGCCAGGGTTCCGAATCCGTTAACCGATGGATTGTCCACGCTGAAGCCGAAGAACCAGACGGTCAGGCCGAAGACTACGGCGAACCACCCGTAGACTTGCCCGGCCTTCCAGCGTTTCGCGGTGGCCTCGATGACTTGGGCTGCCAACGGCGCCCCGCATGATGGACAGGCTGTGGCGTGTTTTGAGATGCGTCGCGCGCAGTCTGGGCACGCGCGCAGATTGTCCGCCTGGGTTTCCTTTTGCGCGGGATTCCGGTGGATGATCTCTACATCCGGCGGTGTGGCTTTAGTTGGAGTGTACATCACGATTCCTCCGCCAAAACTTGCTTGATGTGATCCATCTGATCCAGTGCCGCCCTGGCATCGATCAGAGCCATAAGATCATTCTGGATCTCCGCCGCCCTCTTGATGAGATTAAGCAGGAACAAACCTTCGACCGGATTTGCTGCACGGTTTGCGGCCATCAAGTCATCCCTGAGAAAAGTCGCAGCATGGTTTGCTTTATCAATGGCTTCGTCTAATTCTCTTGTTTTCATCATCTCTTCCTGTTGTTTCCGTTCTTTCTTACTTCCCGCCTCCCATCATTACTATACTCTAATAACCGGTTATTGAAACTAGAAATCGTAATAAATTCATCATGCCGAAAACCTTCGGAAAATCGCTAATTCGTAGCGTGCGTAGGCTTTGGACGTGATCCAGTCCGCATCGATCATCACGACCTCGCCGGATGCGACCAGCTCGCGGAAGGCGGCGGTCAAGACCTTGGCTTTTTCCGCCCGTTGCGTCTCGGTGCCCATCATTGCAACGCACTCGGCCGCAACGACTTGCTTACGAATTGCGGTATTGCCGGATTGGATGATCTCGGCTATGACGTAGGTGATTGCGGCCTTGGCGCGGCGCGGATCGGCGTCATCTATGCCGAAGTGCCTGCGGGGGTCGGCGTCCACCGTCTTGAATCCCCGGCCGGGCAAGGTGGCGAGGATATACGGGTCGGCGGTGACCTTTGCTACCGTGCTATTTCCCCACTTCGCCCAAGCCTCGTACGCCAGCAGCTCGGTACAGCCGCTGGCAAGTAGGAATGCCAGCGTCTCGTCCTGCTCGCGGTGCAAAGTCAATCGCTCGAGAGACTTACGCCATTCCGCGTTTGCCGCCTCCGTGATGCCCTTGATTTCGAGGTGCATCACGCCCTGCCAGTTTTCGCCGTAGCGGTCCCAGATTTCGCGTTCTTTGACATCGCCGATACCCTTGGCGCGCAGGCATACCACGTGCAGCAGATCGCGCAGGGAGCTCGGGATATTGATAGAAGCGAAGTCGAAGGAGAATTCATCCTTGCCGCTGAAATCGGAGCGGGCCCAGAATCCGTCGTGGAGCTTGATCTGGTCGCCTGGCTGGACCTCGAACGGGATCACGCCCTTGCAGACGCCGGCGTCCGTGGCGATGATGCACCAGTTGCCGGGGTCCTTCCGGTAGCGGACCTTTTCGACTGTGGCAACGATGGTTTCGCTCATAGCGTGAGTTGCCTTTCCCGCTCCTTTAGGATTTTCCACGCGATGCCCGCGGCCAGGTCTGAATTCTCGCAGAACAGGCACGTGACGTTCCGCATCGTCAGCTCGGCAATGCGCTTTGCCAAAAAGCCGTAGGTCAGTCGTGAATGGTTATGCCGGCCCCAGGCGAGATCGGATATTTGGCCCTCGATGATGATCACGCGCGCGGGCCAGAGTTGCATCCGGTCCAGCTCGCGCAGGAACCTGGCCCAGCCGCTCGACACGGTGCCGCAGAAGTCATCGATGGACTTGCGCTCGATCGCGAAGGCATTGTCTTCGGCCAGCGCGTAATCCCCCGCGAGCAGCGTACCCCGGCGGGTCTCGGCCACGTCGGGCGGGAAGGCCCAGGGAGACTGTTCCCGGGTGTCAATAATGATTAGCATTGCCGATATTCGCCTTGAATATCTCTTGATCTCGCTTTGACAGCTTGCCGTATGCCTTAAGCACGCCGTCGGCCGTAATTGGAACGGTCATTGTCTTTGCGCGGAAACCCGCTTCGATCATGGCCGAGTTGGCGGATATTTGCTTGGCGCAGACTTGCTCATAAA